ACGCTGTAGAGACCTTCTTGTGCTCCACCACCAAATCCTCAGTGGCAAGCAGTTTGGCAAGTTGGGATTTGATTTCGTGGTTGACGGTCATTGGTCTCCGTTGCGTATGACCCTATTATACAAAAAAAGGAGGTCTTGCGACCTCCGAATGGACAGTTTATGAAGTGGTTATCAACCAACAATACTCTGTCTCCACTCTTCACTCATATTCACCATAATTACTTCTGCTGCTTCTGGTGTTTCAGCATATCCTTCATCAAGTAGATGTGAAAGAATGATGTCGTAAAGTTCTACTTCTTCTTTTTTAGTTGTGCTTCCATATCCTCTTTCTCTTTGATCTCTAGCATTATCATCCATATATCTAATCTTTCTTTTAACTTCTGACCTATGCTTACTCCAATTTCCACGTCTCCTAGAATTTGCTTCTTTATTTTTCTCAGTTGAGATTTGTGCCATCTTCTTTGCCTGAGAACCAAGTTTATTTGCTTTCTCTTGATTTTCTGAAGACTTATTTTTGCCCCCCCAAGTTGCTGCTACTTGGTGCTTTACTGCACTAACTGCTTTACTTGCCATTTTTTTATCAACCTTTCCTTTTGGAAAAGGTTTATATGCCTCATTCGCAACAACTTCCATATATGCTTCTTGGAGATTGCCAAGTTCTTGTGCGTCCATTTTTACAAATACTTTTTAGATATTTATAAAAAAACACCCCGTTTGGAGTGCTTTTTCTTAAATGCTTGACGGCGTGCTTTTGCTTGCCTCAGTGCTTGTGGTTTAAGTTTTCGTTTCTGTTCTTTCTTGGAATGATGTTGCCAGTTAGGGGTGTTCATCAGAAATTCCTTTGATTTGTTTCCAATCATTGTACATTGCCATTAAGATCCAACTAGAAGATAAGCTATCGGGTCCTTTCTCAAGGAGTTCTAATTGTCTCTTACTGAGTCTTTTCATTTCTTTGTACTCTTTTTTCCAATCACTCATGACACCATACGCGAAAAACCTTTGACTTTTTCAAACTTGAGGACACTTTCAAATCTGTCCTCCATTCCAGTCTTATGGGAAATGATAAACACATTAGTATCCTTAATCACATAACGAATAATCTTAAGGAACTCTTCTGTTCCAAATCCATCAAGTGAACTATCAAATACCTCATCAAGAATCAATAAATTTGTATTAGTTGAATTTTTTAACTTGGCAACTTCACGCCAGGTAAAGAGAAGTGCCAAGTCTATTCGTTGTTTTTCACCTTCACTGAAAGAAGAATAGGAAAAGTCTTCGTGAATTGGAGACTGAACAGTTTCATTAAATTCTTCATCAAGAGTAAAGTTAATGTAAAAATCCATCATTTGAAGATACCTATTAACCTGTTGATTGATTAATGGTAAGTACTTTTTGATTATCTTAGATTTTACACCACTGTCTTTCAAAAGAGAATATGAAAAATCGTGATACTGTATAGAGTCTTTCTTCTTTAACAAATTATCATATACTAATTTTAAACTTTTATTAAATTGTTCTAACTTTTCATGTTCAGTATTTCTGTTTGCAAGGTTCTCGGCAATAGTTTGAACTTCACATTGTAGATCGCGGACTTGTTGATGTAATCCGTTAATCCTAATATTGTTTTGAGAAATTCCATAAGTTAGGGTTGTTACCTCTTTTGAAAGACTAAGAAATTGATGCTCTCTTCGCTCTTCCTCTTTAATTGCCTCTTCCAGTTTTTTATAACCAGATTGCAACTCCTTTGCACTATTTTGAGCATCTACAATTCTATTTAACCTAAAAGTCTCTTCTATATCTTGAGTACAAGTAGGGCATACCATATTATCGCTGAAAAACTGATGCTCTTTTGTAATTGCAGATACTTTTTGGGAGAGTTTTCCTTTAAGACCTCCAAACTCACGAAGTTTCTCAGTTGCTCCAGAATAAGATTCAAGTTCTTTTTGAAGTTCATCAATCTTATCTTGAATTTCTTGATTCTCTTTGGAGTAATTGCCAATTTCATCAAAAAACTTGGCAATCTTTTTTTCGTTGGCATTTATCTTGGCATTACCACGATTCTCAAGTTCTTCAATAAAGTTTTTTTGCATATTAACTTTATCTTCCAAAGAAGACTTCTTAAGATCAAGTGTCTTAATTTCCTCTCTAATATTTCTAATCTTTTCCTTAATAACAACAGTCATATGAGAAAAAATTCTAATATCCAAAAGATCTTCAATAACATCTCTACGATTTGAAGAAGACAATTGCATAAAGGGAACAAAGTTACTGCTACCCAAAATAACAATTTGAGTGAAAGACTTATAGTTCATCTTGAGCACATTTTGCTCAAACCATTTCTGCTGATCAACTGCAGATGCGTTCTGATCCATCAAAGATGAGTTCTTATAAATCTCAAAAATGTTTGGTTTGATACCACGCCTAATCAGAAATTCATTTGTTCCAATTTGGAATTCAATCTCAACTAGGCAATCCTTTTCGTTAGTTGAGTTGACAAGTTGGGGTTTATTAATACCACGAAAAGATTTTCCGAAAAGAGAAAAAGTCAGAGCATCCAGAACTGTACTTTTTCCTGCGCCATTAGTTCCTATGATTAAGGTAGTATTGCTTTTTTCAAAATCAAGTTCAGTAAATTGAGTTCCAGTTGAAAGGAAGTTTTTCCAACGGATCTTCTTAAATAAAATCATCTTCTTCTATATTATCAGGAGGAATTACAATATCATTTTGAGTAAAAATAGCATACTCATATCCGTGCCCTTCACAGGCTTGAATTAACATATCAGCATCGATTTCCATAACTTTCATTTTTGGAAAATCTTTGTCTTCTAACATCATCGCAAATCTATCAGCATCATCCTCTTGCTCAAACATATAAAGGATTTGCTGCCCTTCTTCACTTTTTGCAGAGTATGCCCCTTGATCTTCGTTTCCGTCTATTGTAATTATGAACATTTTACGTCATTTCGCACGCTTCCTGATAAACTTCACGAATCAAATTTTTGAGAGTTGACTTATCCAACTCAATTTCCGATTCTTGAATATATCTATCTAGTATGGAAAAAGTATCTTCAGATTCAAAATGTCCAATATCTTCTACTTCTTGAATTTGGAAGTTTTCAACAATCTTCAAATCATTAACATTTGAAGCGTAGAGTTTGTCAATAAATTTTTCAAATTCAATTTGATCAGATTTTTTTCGAACAATAACTTTAACAATCTTATTTTCATATTCATCAAAATCAAATTCATTGATTGGAGTATTTTCATAGTAAACATTATGAAAAACTCTATATGGATTGTTAATGTGAGTATGCTCTAGAGTTTCAGTATCAAAGATTGTAAATCCACGAGTGTCATTTACATCAGTCCAATAAATCTCATATGGATTTCCTAGATAGAATATTTTTCCATTGTCCGATCTAGTGTGATAGTGACCAGAGTAGACCCTATCGAACTTCTCAAATAGTTTGCTGTCCAAACCGTGCTCCATGACGATTTGTCGATTAACTCTAAATCCTTGGAGTTCAAGGTGCCCCATCGCACACTTGCAATGTGTCTTTTGAATAAGTTTGATAGTTTCTTTTTCATTTTCTTGATTAATCCAAGGTAGAAGTAAAATATTAAGACCTTCAACGACAATTTCAGTTGCTTTACTATAAGTCTTTACATTTGGATAATTCTTCAAAAGAAGTTCTGGAGAATTAATATTGTTTGTGTTCTTATAGTATGTATCATGATTTCCAATAATCATATGGACATCATATTTTTTAAGAGGTTCAAAGACAACACGCTTTGCCCATTCTAAACTTTGATAATCAATTGACTTACGACTATCAAAAGCATCTCCCATATGAATAACGGTATTAATCCCGTACTGTTCCAGCGTCGGGAAAAACACGTTTTTATAGAATTGCTCAAAATAATCGTGAAAAAATTTAGAACCTTTACGAGCACCGTAATGAGTGTCTGTAATAATTGCAACTTTCATTCAATATCGGAGTTTAATCTGAACATTCTCCTTGATGCTATTATAGTCGGAATAGTTCCCGCCGTCAATCTGGTTATCATCCACGAACACTTCATCGTATCCAGTTTTCTCTAGAATCTTGTTCTTAATCTCCAACTGACGCTTCTCCCTTTGGATTCTTCTCAAAAATGCGTAGTGAATAATTTGAGTAAAGTATGCAAAGGGGTTTGTTGATTTTGCTGGGTCAAAGTTATGAATATACTGAACACAATTTTCAATTCCATCAGAAATCATATCATCAATAAAAATGTAATTGATGAAGTTTGTTTTATAAGATAAATGTGTCGCAATCTTTAAAAAACATTCTCCAAGGTAATTTGGGATTGGTGGTTTTCCTTCCCAATGCTTACCTCTTTCTTGCTTTGGTAGAGTCTTTAAATCTACATCGAACTTTTCTTTATACGAAGCTTCTACACTCTTTCTATAAAGAACCATTGCTTCCAAAAGTTCTTTATTATTGACGTAGTGCTCCGATCTTTTTCTTTTTGTCATTATCGGAGTTGGTTCGGATTGGATTATCTTCACATTTGTAGTAGAAATCATAAAATACTCAAATATATATAAAGTTAATTATATCACCGAACAATAATATTCACAAGACTTGACACAGGTAGTTATTTTGATGTATACTGTGCCTTGTCACCAATGATGAATATCAATTAGCTATTATTATAGAGTTTCTCTAAGAGTTCTTTTGCTTCACTTACACTAGAAATATAACCTTGTTTTCTAGATAGATTTGGTTTACCACTTTTAAAGTTATTGAGTTTTCTAGAAAATTCTTGATGCATCATAATAATATCAATATCACTAGATTCTGACATTGTCAGTACTTGATCCATATCAATAATAAACATATCTTCTCTAGTTGTTTTTAACCAAGGTTCTACCTTATATCCAGAAGATCCTTTTCTAGTAGTTATTTCAGATATTTGAATTGGATTAATGAGAATCAAATAATATCTATCTTCTTCCTCAGATGCCATTACTCTGGCAAATATCTCTTCACTTGTTTTTAATTTAATTGTTGCATAAAAGTCTTCTTCCATCATTTTTTTATATGCTGATTGTGATTATTTCGTAATTAAACTGCTCTTCATTATAGAGTTTTATTCTTTCAATGAAATGGTTTAATGTGTAGTTTTTCTTTGAGTTATAAGTACAATCATCAGAAATATCATAAAGAACTGCTTTCTCTTTATTTGAACCTTTTCTCAATACTCTTCCTATTGATTGTAAATTTCTAATTTTTGATTTGCTAGGTGATGCAAAAACTACATTATGTAAATTTTTGATATTAATTCCTGTAGAAAAAACTCCATAAGAAGCGACTATAATAGCATTATTTTCTCTCTCAGTAATTTCTCTAACTAATTCTCTTTCCTCAGTATTAACTCCACCGTGAACAAAAAATACTTTTTGATTTTCGTTCTTATTG